CGAGCTTACAGGGTTGAAGCATTTTCCATAAAGTGTGAACATCTCCTTTCATGTTTCTTTTCTCCTTTCGGTGATTGGTGGAAATTTAGCTCTGTAAGTTCTTTCAAATACTGCACCTATTCTTACCCAAAAGAGTATCAGCTCGGATTAAAAGTGTAGTACAAGTATGCGGATATGGCGGAACTGGCAGACGCGATAGACTCAGAATTTATTGGAGATAACTCCGTGTAGGTTCAACTCCTGTTATCCGCACCAAAATTTTTAAGAGAGGAGGCAGTGCTAATGCCCAAAGGTAAAGCTGCAAGCTCTTCCGACTCAAATAGCCCATTGAGACCGCCAACATCTCTCGAAGCGCAAGAGAACTTAATGATTTCTTTGGCGGTTCAATGTGCTGAAAAGCAGCTCAGAGACGGAACTGCTTCTTCTCAGGTCATAACGCATTATTTGAAACTCGGTTCCAGTAAGGAACGAATCGAAAAGGAGATTCTGGAGAAGCAGAAAGAGCTTATCGAAGCGAAGACCAAGAATCTAAATTCCAATAGCGAAGCCAAGGAATTGTACAACAAGGCTCTTGAAGCGTTTAGGAGATATTCAGGTGCAGGCGGTGATGACGATGAATATTAAAACTTATTCGGAATTGATTACACTGCCGACATTTGGAGAACGGTTTTGTTATTTGAAACTTGACGGCTCTGTTGGAAAAGAGACTTTCGGTTTTAAGCGCTGGCTGAACCAAGAGTTCTATCATTCCGACAAGTGGTTGAAATTCAGAGATAAAATTATCATTCGTGATGAAGGTTGCGATCTCGGCGTACCGGGTTATGAAATCTTTGGTCCAACATTGATTCATCATCTGAATCCCATCACTTATGAAGACCTGTTGAATCAGAGTCCATGTGTCTTCGATCCGGAGAATGCAATATGCACCAAGTTGAATACGCATAATGCTATTCACTATGGCGATGAGAGTTTGTTACTTCTCCCTCCAGTACAGCGCACACAAAATGATACATGCCCTTGGCGAAAATAATGAAAGGAGAAAATTTCAATGACAAAGGAAATCTATGAAAACTCTGTTCTTGATGATTCGACCAAAGTCATCGAGGAACAGGAAACAGGACTTTGCGAAGATGCTGCTCGAAATGTGGTCGGTGTTGTCACAGACTGTTTGAAGCTGAACATTCGTGAAAAGCCGAGTAAGGATTCCAGAGTAGTAACAGTTGTGACCTGCCTTGATGAATTGGAAGTCGATATGGGCGACTCCAATGATGATTGGTATGCTGTCTGCACTGCTGCCGGTATCGAAGGATTCTGCATGAAGAAATTTGTAGTCATCAGGCAGTAAGGAGAAACCGATATGGACAGTATACTGACATCGATCAAAAAGCTGCTCGGAATTACTGAAGAGTATGAGCACTTTGACCAGGACATCGTAATGTATATCAACTCGGCATTCTCGGTCTTGACACAGCTCGGTGTCGGTCCTGAAGAAGGATTCCGTATCGAAGATGCAAGTAAGACCTGGTCTGAATTCCTGTACGATGATCCTCGTCTTGAATTTGTGAAAACTTTTATATACCTGAAGGTGAGACTGGCGTTCGACCCGCCGTTGAGTTCGGCAGTGATGGAAGCAATTAACCGACAGATCAGCGAGCTTGAGTGGCGTATCAATGTGACAGTCGACCCTGATTAAAAATGAGAGGAGGATTTCAAAATGGATAATACAGCACTTTCTCATCATGGCATCATTGGCATGAAATGGGGAGTACGGCGCTATCAGAATAAAGATGGAACTCGTACCGCAGCCGGAAAGAAAAGAGAAAGTTCCTCTAAGTCTGATGCTCCTGCTCATGAGGACTATGCTAAAGCTCATAACAGTAAGAGCGTTAGGTCTATGAGTGACGCAGAGCTTCGTAACAGACTGAATCGTCTTCAGATGGAGAAACAGTACAGTCAATTGTCTTCGACTGATGTGAATCGTGGAAAGGAATATGTGTCAAAAACTCTGAAAGTCGCCGGAACAATTGCTACCGCTACTTCGACCGCCTTAACCATTTACAATAACTATGGCAAAATCAAAGAAATTGTAAACGGTATGGCTAAGAAGGCTGGCTAAGGAGGTATTTATGGCATTATCAAACACTGCCGTTCCTAAGTATTATGGCATGTTTCGTGATGCCGTAATTCGAGGGGAGATTCCGGTTTGCAAAGAGATTTCCATGGAGATGAATCGTATCGATGATCTCATCGCTAATCCGGGTGTCTATTATGACGACCAAGCTGTTGAGGGATGGATCGCTTATTGCGAGTCTGAACTCACTCTCACCGATGGGTCCGACCTTAGCCTTTTGGACAGCTTCAAACTTTGGGGCGAACAGATCTTTGGTTGGTACTATTTTGTTGAGCGAAGCGTGTATCAGCCGAATCCAGATGGTCATGGTGGGCACTATGTTCGCAAGAATGTGAAAAAAAGGCTGATTAACAAACAGTATTTGATCGTCGCACGAGGTGCCGCTAAGTCAATGTACGGCTCAACCTTACAGGGTTACTTTCTGAATGTTGACACTTCTACTACTCATCAGATCACAACGGCTCCAACAATGAAGCAGGCGGAAGAGATCATGTCTCCTCTTCGTACTGCTATTACCCGTTCGAGAGGACCGCTGTTCCAATTCTTGACGGAGGGCTCGTTGCAAAACACTACCGGCTCTAAAGCGAATCGCACAAAGTTAGCCTCTACAAAAAAGGGCGTTGAAAACTTTCTGACGGGTTCACTTCTTGAGGTCAGACCCATGAGTATCAATAAGCTTCAAGGTCTACAAATTAAGGTTGCCACTGTTGACGAGTGGCTTTCCGGTGACATTCAAGAAGATGTTATCGGCGCTATCGAACAGGGCGCATCCAAGGTGAACGATTACATCATTGTTGCGATCAGCTCGGAAGGTACGGTTCGTAACGGAAGTGGCGACACTATCAAAATGGAGTTGATGGACATCCTTAAAGGAGATTACATCAATCCACATGTGTCGATTTGGTGGTACAAGCTTGACTCCATTGACGAAGTCGGAGATCCGGAAATGTGGCTCAAGGCTAATCCGAATCTCGGAAAAACCGTGAGCTACGAAACTTATCAGTTGGATGTGGAAAGAGCCGAAAAAGCCCCCGCTGCTCGAAACGATATCCTCGCAAAGCGATTTGGGTTACCGATGGAGGGTTACACCTATTACTTCACTTATGAAGAAACTCTTCCGCATCGAAAAAGGGACTACTGGCAAATGCCTTGTTCCCTCGGTGCAGACTTATCGCAGGGCGATGACTTCTGTGCATTTACATTTCTATTTCCTCTCCCTAACGGTTCTTTTGGCATCAAGACACGAAACTATATTACCTCCACAACTTTAATGAAGCTGCCAGCTGCTATGAGGATCAAATACGATCAATTCATGGCGGAGGGCAGTTTAATTGTTTTAGAGGGTGCCGTGCTTAACATGATGGATGTCTATGAAGATTTGGACAACCATATTCAGGAGTGCGGATACGATGTTCGATGTCTTGGGTTCGACCCTTATAATGCAAAAGAATTTGTGGCGAGATGGGAATCTGAAAACGGTCCGTTTGGAATCGAGAAGGTTATTCAGGGCGCTAAAACTGAGTCGGTTCCGCTTGGAGAGCTGAAAAAGCTTTCTGAAGAAAGAATGCTTATCTTTGATGAGGACCTTATGACCTTTGCTATGGGTAACTGCATTACCCTTGAAGATACAAACGGAAACCGTAAGCTTTTGAAAAAGCGATATGAGCAAAAAATCGATGCTGTTGCGGCAATGATGGATGCTTATATTGCTTATAAACTCAATCGAGACGCATTTGAATAAGGAGGTGGTCAAGTTGGATGAGATGTACCATCATGGTATTCTCGGCCAGAAATGGGGCATTCGCCGTTTCCAGAACAAAGACGGTACTTTGACCGCAGCCGGTCAAAAGCGTTTGGAAAAGAAAGACGCAAAGTGGGCTCATAAAAATCACGACAAAATCGTGGCCAAAGCTCGAAAAGAAGTTTCCAAAGAACTCGATCAGTATGCCAATCAACTATTGAAAAATCCTTCTTCTGTGACATCGAAAGGTAAGATCAGTTCTTCGGCTATCAATTCCTATAATCGGAAGATGGCGGAACTGATGAATGAATCTGTCAAGAATGTCACAGCACCTTCGGGGCGTGTCGTTCAATTCGTTGCAAAACGAGGAGAAGTTGGCGTGCATATGGCTCTGGCTGACAGAGGTTATGATATGCAGCAGCTGAAGAACGGCATCTGGGCTTCTGGTCGAGTTGCCTATAAGAAGAAAAATGTTGATATGGTTTAAGGAGGTGATGATTCAAAATGGAGATGTCTTTTGGTTCCAGACTGAAACATGCTTGGAATGCGTTTACCGGCAATGTTCAAATGAACTACCGGGATTTGGGTATGAGCTATTCATATCGAGCCGACAGACCAAGAATGTCCAGAGGCAATGAAAGATCAATCGTCACATCGGTTTATAACCGAATCGCGCTTGATGTTGCAGCACTGAATGTTCAGCATGTTCGGTTGGACGAAAATGGGCGTTTTCTTTCGGTCATCGATGACGGATTGAATAATTGCCTCACTTTGGAAGCGAATGTCGATCAGACGGCACGGTCGTTCGTTCAGGATGTAGTGGTCTCTATGTTCGATGAAGGAAGTGTGGCTATTGTTCCGGTCGATACAACGACTGACCCTAATGTGTCCGGTTCGTATGACATTCAGTCTCTTCGTGTCGGACAGATTTTAGACTGGTATCCGCAGTATATTCGTGCTCGTGTGTATAATGAACAGACTGGCAGAAAAGAAGATATTGTGGTGCCGAAAAGTGCAGTGGCTATCATTGAGAATCCACTGTACGCAGTTATCAATGAGCCAAACTCAACTATGCAGCGGCTCATTCGTAAACTTAACCTACTTGATGTCATTGATGAGCAAAGCGGATCTGGAAAACTTGATTTGATTATTCAGCTTCCCTACGTCATCAAGACAGAAGCAAGGCGTCAACAAGCCGAAAATCGGCGTAAAGATATAGAAAGTCAGTTGTCAGGTTCGAAGTATGGTATCGCTTACACCGATGGTACTGAGCATATCACACAGTTGAATCGTTCTGTGAATAACAACCTTATGTCCCAGATTGAATACTTGACGAGTATGCTATACAGCCAGTTGGGGATCACTCAGAGCATTTTGGATGGAACAGCGGACGAGAAGACAATGCTGAACTACAACAACCGGACTATCGAGCCGATCATTTCTGCTATTGTTGATGAGATGAAACGAAAGTTTCTGACCAAAACTGCCCGATCACAACATCAGTCAATTTCATTCTTCAGAGACCCGTTCAAACTGGTTCCTGTCAATGACATTGCTGAAATTGCTGACAAGTTTACGAGAAATGAAATCATGACTTCGAATGAAATTCGTCAGGTAGTTGGTATGAAACCCTCTGAGGACCCGAGAGCAGATGAACTCAGAAATAAGAACCTGAGTGCACCGTCTGGTTCCGATCAGCAGTCGGAAGAAATGCCTATTGCCGAAGTTAATTCAGTTGAAGAGTCAGCAAGTGATTTGGACGACAAAATCTCTAAGCAAAAATCGAAAAAGTAAGGAGGAATTTCAAAATGAGTAGACCTTTTTCGGTTGAGGCTTGTGATTTCAGCGGCTGGGCAACCCGAAACGACCTTAAGTGTTCCG